TTTCAAACAGTTTTGGGAGTATTTCTGTCAAGAAAACGACCGAAGGAAAGAAGATAGTCAAGGTCTTGCTGATGAAATTAGGAAATTAGCAGGCATTAACACTCCTGCTCCTAAACCAAATGAGAAGAAAATCCTCGATGAATTTGACAAGATTTTTAATCCTGAGAAGTTCATCGAGGCCATTGCCGCAGAAGAAAAGTTTGAAGTTGAACTTGGTGAGAACTTCTTTGATGCTGAGGAAGATGAAATCTTTGGCTCTATTTCCCACCTGTTCAACATGAGAGCGCGCGTTGGAAAGTTAAAGGAAATTTTCAACAAGAGCAAACAGAGCTGTCACAATTCTCTTAGTAAGTTGTGGAAAGGCGTTAAAGCCTGTATTACTGTTGCTCAGAACGGATTACTTTCAATTGCTGAATTTTTTCTAGCCTTTTTTTCATCTGCTGCTCAAAAATTTATCGAATATTTACCCAGTGTACCAACCTCCGAAATATTGATGGGAATCTGCTCTGCAGCAGCTGCCCTCTTTGGTGTTTGGTACACTGGAATTTTTCGTCGCCAGTCCTCTGACAACGGCCACACTTGGTGTCAATTTAATAGCGCGCCTTCTGATGCTACTTCACCGTGCGACAGGTGTACCACTTGCTCAATTTTGCAATACCCAAAGCATGGCAACATGTTGGCTCACTTTTTGGAACGCTCGGGAATCAAATCTGTTCGCAATGATTTGTTGGCACAAGGGATTTCCCGAGAAGATCTCGAAGACATACGAGAGGAAGTTAGACTCTCTCTCGAAAAGCCAGTGGCGCAACGCCTTATCCGCGAATGCCGCTTACAGCAGCTTGTGGATTCAGATTTTCGTGCGACCTGCGCTTCAGAAGCGTTTACGATCATTGGTGCAAAGTGTTGGTACGACTGCACTTTCTGTGAGCCGTACATGGATACGGGCAGGAAGTACGACGTGACCAACACCAAGAAATTCGTTCGCCAGGCGAATAATTTCATGGATATTGTAACAGAAAATCGTGCTGCTGCACAAGGCGTTTATGATACTCAGCCTCGAGTAACGCGCCCTGTCAATTATGCACAGCGTACATATGACAACCAACCAGCCGTTCCCCGACCAAGGCAATTTGCACAAAGTTTGTCCAACAAAAGTCTTCGTATTCCGAGGACACACCGGTTGGCGCAGAGCTTGGTAGATTGTTTGCCAAACACTGAGATGCACATTGGTGCTCGTAGATTTACCTACGCGCAACGTGATCGCGTTCAGGTTGAACAAACAACTCAAGTGCTGCTCAACAATTCTGTATGGATCCAAGCTGTGGATGGTAACGGAATGTGTTGCCGTAGTAATGGTGTCTTCCTTGTAGGTAGGACCATGATTACAACTGCACATACCATTATGAATCCTCCACACATTGATCCGATTAAGTATTTAGTTATTCGGAACCCTTATTCGACAGACAGAGCGATTGAAGTGCCAATAGAGCAATGTTGCATTTCACAAGCATTTCAGCTAGACGGATCTCCCGTCGATTTAGCACTTGTCTCTTTCCCTCCTGTTGTTCCTAACCGACCACGGATTCTTTCCAAGTTCCTTGGCTCAGAGAATATTGATCTTTTACAGGAAGGTGATCTTACTTTTTCCGGTTTCTATGAAATTGGAGGTAAGACCATCGTCCAGGAAAAATATCCTCAGAGTTTCTCCGTGTCTACCAAAACGACTGAATACTATCTCCACAAGCCTGGGACTTGTCCCAAGGATCCTGCACAGTGTAAATGTCCCATCAAAATTGGAAACCATATCGATTACGATTTGGAGACGTCCAGCGGAATGTGTGGAGCTTTGCTCTCCATTTCAAATCGACTAATCCACACCAAGTTGGTTGGTTTCCATGTTGCTGGAGGTGCTGGCGTTTTGGCTCTAGGTGCTCTGACTACCAGACAGTTTTTAGAAAAAGCCCTGAATGACCATGTTGAGAAGTTTAAGATACCCAAGTCATATTTGATTGATGGACGGCTACCTTATTCTCAGTCATGGACGGACACTTCCAAACAAGTTTCACTTCTGGAACTTGGAGACTGCCTGAATGTTGGAACAGCACCTTCCCCCGCTGCTCCATGTGCCACTCAGTTGGGCCCTTCCCTGATCTTTGATAAGGTTCAACAACACGTTGCGAAACCAGCTTTCCTGAAACCAGTTAGTGTTGATGGAGAAGGTATCGTAGACCCTATGTTGAAGGGTATTAAAAAGATCATGGGTGGCCAAACTTTTGTGGACCCCGACTTGCTAGAAGCTGCTGCTAACGATGTCTTTCAAGGACTAGGTTCACCTGTTGGTGGAAAAGGCATCGTTCACAGCTATGAACAAGCAATTGTGGGTGTAGATGGTGATCCGTACAAGCGACCTATCAACCGTACTACCTCACCAGGTTATCCCTACAACCTGAACAACAAATCCAAAGGGAAAACAGCT